CATAACAATCTGCTGGGCAATTTTGCCTGCGGGAGTGTTTAAAAGCTTGAGCGTTCCAAAAACGCCTTCGCCATCCATTTTGATTTCAGTAACGATATGCGAAGAGTTTTTCAATTCCACCACAGAACTATCAGGGTGGTCAAGCTCTCCGTAGGAACGATGTTCACGAACAATCTTCTTATAGTTTTCTATTTCGCGAGCTAGTGCGCGGGGTGGGTAGACTCTGCCGTTGCCGTTTTTCTTGTTAGCCTGTTGAAATAGCCCAGAAAGATAAATAAAGCCGTCATCAGTTTTGACTGCCTCGTTTGTTCGCTCCAATAAAAAATACTCGGTAAGAATTTGTTTCTTGCTCATAGTCACGATCCCTTGCAACAGTTGGTTGGAGGACGGAGCATCCAATGATTGTCGGTGTAAATGTTAATGTTCATCTTTTGCCTCTAGTTTTATTTTTATTCCTTCGTCACCAAATAGCTGACTTAAAATATAACTCGTCCCTGAACTCAGCCAGCCCAACAAAAATGGATTGACCAAGTTGAGTTCAAATGTAAATAGTTCCGTGTAAAAAGAAACACCGTATAGAAACACGCCAACCCAAAAACCCAAACACATTGAACACTGAAAGAGTTCTCCGAAAAAACCCTGAGTTGGTCTAATTGGATCAAAGATTGAGCCAAAAACTAATATTTGAGTCAAACCGTATGCGGCTAAAATAAATATAATTAGGGACATTATATCCTATAAACAAGGGGAGTGGCATAAGGATCTTTGGGGAGGACTCCCTTGTCAGCCTCTTGGGGAACTTCCCCAAGTTCCGTAGAATCTTGTTCATCTGGATCAAGTAAATATTCTTCGACTTCTTCTTGATAATATTCATCATAAACTTCAGAACTTTCCTTGTTAAGCCATTCACCAATATGAAAAGTCACGAGTTGTGTAATAGAACGTTCTTCGCTCGGTTCTATTAGAAGCCCCTCCAAGGAAGCGTAAATATTTCCCCCCTGAATAGAATCAAAAGCCACCAAGCCCACGTCAGCCAAATAGGCTAGCAAGCGCTTCATGGCAGCATAGGCTTCATCGGTATACTTAGCATCTTTCGCAAAAGCAAGAATCTTGTTTTTGGCTTTTTTAAAAATAACATTGATGTGAGGGTGAGTCAGAAACATCAAATTTCCATCCAAAGATTTCTTGACAGCGATTTTTCGCTGGACCGTTTGCTTCTGGGCGACTCGACCGACTTTGATTTTAATCGTCATTAGATTGGATCTCACTAACTAACTTTTGTATCTTAAGAATATCAATAATGGTCTGCTCCGAGAGTTTAGTGTTTTTTACATTGTCGAGAATTTGAATTATCTTTTTTGTATTCTCGTTCATTACTGTGTCTTCTTTGATTTCTCTGGCTTCAAGACCTTTCTGCAAGGCGCAACGTAAACGACCCACCTCTTCATTCAAAAAGGATGCCAACGAAACCTGATCATTGATAAATAATCCAAGAACCATTTTTTGTTCTGACAGCAGCGTGGAATATTCTTTATTGAAAACTTTAACGTATTGAGTAAAAGTAAAATCATCCAGCCCTTTTTTTTCTGGAAGGGTGGTTTGTGGGATTGTCATCTGTTTGATCAGATTATTTTCTAAAAGCACTCGCGTCTTCGCAGGAGTGTTATCGCTGAAAAGTTGAGCAATCGTCGCCAGTGCCCGATAATTGGGAACAAAGTTGTTGTAGACCCGTGGGGAAACTGTCTTATTAACCTCCGAGATTAAAAAAGATTGATATTTAAATACCTCCTTTTTGTCAAGTTGACGATGTTCATTTCGACATTCTACTACAATCTTGGCTGCGGTCAGATGGTCTACGTTCTTTGTTTCATAAATGCTTTTATAAAGCTGAAGTTCTTTGTAGAGTGGGTTCCCCTTGGCAAAGTGTTCTTTCATTATTTTCAAAACTTTATTTTTCTTCTTCTTGTTACCGCGTACAACGGCTTTGGTCATTTCACGAACCAGCGCTTCAAATAAAAACGCCGTGTTCCTCTTCTTATTATGCTTTGGCTTCATTCACCTTCTCCAAACTTTCTATTAGTTTTTCGATTTCCTTGCTGGAGTTCAAAATCTTAGACTCCATATCTCCATAAATAGTTTTGTTCTCGTTAAAAACATAGCCTTTGCCGAGTTTACTTAGGTCTTCTGCTCCTGTGGCGCGTTTTGGGGTTCGCTGTCCTCCAACTGGATTGGCAACAGCTTTTAAGTGGCGTTTGCGTGCGCCATTGGACCGCTTATCTATCTTTACTGGCTTATATACCTTTCCCTTCGATTTGTTGGTAGTGGTTGCGTCATCTTTAAACGTATAATGAATGGTGTCTTCATCAGCCTCGGTGAGTTCATCCTCTCCCGGCTCAACCAGAAGTGCGCCGCCTTCTTCTTCGCCTTCTTCTCCACCAAGGTCAAGGTCTTCGCCTTCACCGCCCAAATCAAGCTCACCTTCCCCGCCGCCGAGATCCATACCACCCTCGCCGCCAGCTTCGGGTGCTTCACCGGCTGCTTCAAGAGCAGCGTTAAACTTGGCATCATAGAACATTTCTTCTTCATTACGGACAAACTCTTCGTCGGTCATATTGAAGAGATGTGCGGCAATCCAACGACGAGAAACAAATCCTTCAGTGGCTGCGCTGGCAACACCGAACTTCTTTTCCCAGCTTTCAAGCTCTTGTAGCTCGGCGATCTTACTGGGATTGTTGAGCTTCAACTTAAAAGACAAGAGATCGTCGCCTCGATAGCCAAGAACATAAAGATGAACCAAACAAATCTTTTCTAGTTCAGAAACAATAGACCGCTGAAGCCTTTGTATGGTTCTGGCAAAGCGAATATCTTTTTGAGCTAAAGTTGTTTTGTCTTCATCGCCTCCCTCTCCTCGCGCCAAATAAGAACGAGGAATCTTAAGCGCTGAAAATAGTTTATCGCGGAGATAGTTTACATCATCAATGTCACCAGTGAACGCACCGCCGGGGAGGTTAGTAATGTCTGAACTCTGCCCACCGCGCACCGGAATATAATAATCTTCGTCAATGGACATTGGGTTATAACGAAGATCAACCCTACCTGTGTCGGGGTCAACCACTTGGTTTCTTTTGAGAGAAGTTTTTACTTTCTCCATATATTGTTCGACATCTTCAGGAGCAATATTTCCCACATCAATCTTAAAGACGCGCCTTTCCGGTGAGCGCACGATACGATAAGCCATCATCGCATCTTCTAAGAGGGTGAGTTGTCGCCAAATGCGGCGAGCAGGCTCTAAAACAGATGTACCATATGGAGCATACTTATCGTTACCCAAAATACGAAAATTAGCAACTTGCCAATTTTCAAAAGTCATGCCAGCGGAATTCCACTGATACTGGATATAGTTGGGATTGGTTTTATCTTCACCCTCAAGCCTTTCAACTTCGTTAATCGGAAGCGAAAGTACCGATTGAATGCCCATCTTTTCATCTACATCTAGATAAAGATAATAATCTCCATACTTACACATTGCGCGTGCCCAGCCGTAAAGATTATACTCGATATTTAAAACCTGATACAAAAGAGTGCGAATAGTGGACCGTATTTCATCATTGTGACACAGAATGTGCAAGAGCGGCTGAAGATCCGAAAAGGTTGTCATCTCGTCTGCGTAAATGTCCAACGAAGACGCAATCTCTGGAGTATACTCCATTTGATCAAAATCCGCATAACGCTCCATGCGATTTTGCGCTGAATAATATTTCGCGCTATAGTTGTCATAAATGTTGTAAGATGACTTTTTAAACTGTTTGCCCGATAGCGACGTAAACTTTGTGCTATACTTATCAAGTTGCCAACGTCGAAACTTTTTTTGCTGTTGAGAATCATAATTTACAATTGGTCCCGAAAATAATCGGGTCAAAACTTTATAAAGTGGTGATGTGGTATTTCTAGGGTTTTTTGGGTCTGCCATTTATCTTATCCTTTCAATAAAGCTGGATACTGTAATTGTATATACGCTTGAGATTCCTTATGTTTATTTGGAGTGAACGAATCCTGCGTTGCTTTATAGCCGGTCATGCCGGAAATGCGAGTG